CAAGTTTGATACTGCGGCTGTCACCAATAGCGGCAACATTCGCGGAGTTATTAAGTACGGCAATCATGTCTACGCGGCCCGTGGTAACGATCTGTTTCGGTCAACAGGAAGTGGATGGACATCTATCAGTGACAACGCCACCTACAGTAGCGCAGGTGTAACCCTTGGCGGCAGTGGCAGGGTACGTTTTTTAAAGTATAACTTCGACGGCACAGAAAAGCTGCTTGCAGTCGATGGCACTGGTAAGCCCTTTAGGTTCACTGGATCAGTCTTTTCTCAGCTTTCTAGCCTTCCAGCAGATACGTCGGGCGCATCACACGCAGTCAATTTTAAGAACCACATCTTTTTAGCCAACGGAGAAAACGTAGTTTTTTCGGCACCCTACGAGGATGATGACTTTACACCGGCAAGTGGTGGTGGTATAATAAACGTAGCAGATATTGTGACTGATCTTATTGTCTTTAGAGATCAGCTTATTATATTCGGAGAAACAACCATTCACAGGCTGGCAGGGTCTAGCCAAGCGGACTTCCAGTTGGTTCCTGTGTCCCGCGACTTAGGCGCGGTAGCCGAAGACACAGTACAGGAAATAGGTGGCGATATCATGTTCTTGGGTCCGGATGGACTCAGACTGTTTTCTGCCACTGACAAGATTGGAGACTTTAGTCTTGCTGCTGTGTCGAAGACTATACAGGCGGAGATTCTTGACCTTGTATCTAATAGCACCACATTTGCTAGTACAGTAGTTAGAGAGAAGAGTCAATACAGAATTTTCGGATTTAGGTCGGCGTCAACAAACGACGCTTCCAAGGGAATAGCCGCCACACAGTTGCAGGACAGTGTGGCCTTTAACGAACTTAGAGGGTTCAAAGTATTCTGCGTAACGTCAGAGTACAGTGGGTCCGCAGAAGAAATCTACTTCGGGGGTAGTGATGGGTTCGTATATCAGATGGAACAGGGGAACACTTTTTCGGGGTCTAACATTGTGGCGACGTTTGCCACTCCGTTTGTTCCGTTGACTGATCCTAATGTGCGTAAGACCATATACAAAGGCACGACGTATGTGGATGTCAACGGCGTACTGGATTTGAAGTTCTCACTGAAGTACGACTTTGATCAGCCCGAATCTGTTCAGCCCGAAGGCACTACGCTGTCTAACGCTGTGGGCACAGTAATTACATACGGTTCCGGTACATTCGGAACATCTACTTTCGGGAGTAAGCCGAACACTGTATTTGACGTACAGACTGTTGGTTCCGGAACTTCGGTTTCTCTCGTATACGAAACGACAGGAACCACCACAGATGCAGTATTTACCGTAGACGCTGCAACTTTGGAATTTGCGACCTACGGGAGGAGATAAAAAATGGGTACAGGTTACACCAGAAACGATACTGGTAACAATATCGCAGACGGAAACGTAATCAACGCATCCGATCTTGACGGCGAGTTTGATGCTGTCCAGTCTGCATTTAATGGCTCGTCTGGGCACTCGCACGATGGCACGACGGGAGAGGGACCGCAGATTGCTACTGCTGGCATAGTTGACGCAAACGTCACCACGGCCAAGCTGGCAGATGATGCTGTTACTCCTGCCAAGTTGCAAGATTCGGGAACATTCCAAGTCGGGCAGATGAACGCAGGCGGCAATGGCTCCACTGCGGGCACGACTATCAAGGATGCAAAAGTTGAGGTTCGTTCCGGTAGTGGCGCAGTTGCAGCCATTGATCTTTACTGCGAAGTAAACAACGCACACAAAGTCACGATCCAGCCACCACCACACGCACAGTATAGTGGCAACGTGACATTTCAGCTTCCTAACTCAAACGGAAGTAACGGACAATTTCTGCAGACTAACGGGTCGGGCGTTCTTTCGTATGCCACAGTTGACACTGACTTGTCTAATGATAGCACACCGCAGTTGGCTGGCAACTTAGATACAAACTCACACAACATTTTGATCGACGACGCGCATTTCATTGGCGATGAAAATGGCAACGAGCAGATTATCTTTCAGACTACTTCATCTGCAGTCAATCAGATCGATATTACCAACGCTGCAACGGGTAACGCCCCGTCTATTTCAGCTACAGGTGACGATACCAACATTGGCTTGACACTGACCCCCAAAGGGTCGGGTGCAGTAGTCATTGACGGGCTGTCTCATCCTACGGCTGATGGCAGTGCAAATCAGTTCTTGCAGACAAACGGCAGTGGCACACTAAGTTTTGCAACAGTTGATCTTACTGCGATCAACATAGTTACTGACACAAGCCCACAGCTTGGCGGAAATCTAGATACAAACTCGCAAAACATTCTGATTGATGATGCACACTTTATTGGCGACGAAAACGGAAATGAACAAATCATCTTCCAAACTACTTCGTCTGCAGTAAATCAGATTGACGTTACTAACGCCGCTACAGGCAACGGTCCTTCTATTACGGCTACAGGCGGAGACACTAACATCGATCTCAATCTGTCGGGTAAAGGCTCCGGCGTGACAGCAATCGGCGGTGCAGCAACTGTGGCAGGAACAGTGTACGCCACCGGCAACATTGGCCTCGACAGCACCGACTATATCGCATGGACAAACAATACGCAGCTTGACTTCTACGTCAACGGCGCAAATGACATGCGGCTTGAGTCCGACGGCGACTTGCACGTTGATGGTGACGTTGTTGCCTTCTCTACGACTATCGCATCTGATCCGCGACTTAAAGAGAATGTAGAACAAGTCACTGATGCAGTCGCAAAGGTAGAACAGCTTACTGGTTATACCTTTGACTACAAGCACGGCGGATCATCTGCTGGTGTTATGTCTACAGATGTAGCACAAGTGCTGCCTTCTGCGGTCACTCAAACAACCCTTCCCTTGAAGACAGGAGATGAGGAAACAGAGTACGACGTAGTTGCCTACGATCAGCTTCACGCTCTTCTTATCGAAGCTGTAAAAGAACTGTCGGCACGGGTAAAGGAGTTGGAAAATGGCTCTAACGGGTAGTGGCGAACTAAAATTCTCGCAGATGCGGGACGAATTTGGCGGTTCCGGACAGGTGAAGTTTTCTGACCTGTACCGGGGCGGCTCACTGGTTCGTGCAAAAGCAGGAAACAATGGCGCTACTAACTTGGCTGCGAACGTACCGGCAAGTGGTGAAATACAAGTTGCCGACTTCTACAGTCAAGCGAAAGGTTTTCGTCACACCTATACCAGCGGCGCAACAAATCAAGATGCGTCGGGCTTGTTTGGTGATGACTACGGCGTAGACTACCCTAAAGAGATTGTTATCAACAGCGGCGTTGAACTGGGTGCGACTAGCACAAGTCAAGAAGCACTGCAGATTGATAGCGGCCTGTCCGGGAGCATATCTATTACAAACAACGGCACACTTAGCGGTGCTGGTGGTGCGGCTGGTAGTTCCGGCGGTGACGCCTTTGAAGCCGATGTGGCCTGTACACTTATCAACAACGGCACGATCAGAGCCGGTGGCGGTGGGGGTGGTGCTGGTGGCGCTGGCGGCACGGGTGGCACAGGCGGTCAAGGAAGTGAATCCTATTCTAACTACAGTTCTTGGTCCGGTTATAATTACGGCGGTGGATACGGTACGTACTGGCGCAGTGACGGCGCTGTTCAATATTGGTACTGGAATGGCAGTGTCGTCGCTAGTACGGGCAACTCTACATCGTCTACGGGTAGCAACCCTCAGTACGAACGTTCGTACTACGAAGCAGTTCCAATCGGTCCGCAGTATCCGGGCGGCGGAGGTTACGTTGCCTACGGGTACAGCATTCGTAGAAGGACACTGAATAGCGGCACAAACTACTATAATGGTGGTGCGGGTGGAAGCGGCGGCTCCGGCGGCGGCGGCGGTGTAGGCCAAGGCTACAATCAGTCTGCTGCAAGCGGTTCCGGTGGTTCTAACGGCTCCGGCGGTTCCGGTGGTGGTACTAATGCTGGTTCCGGTGGCACAGGTGGCACGGGCGGTACTGGTGGTACGGGCGGTGCTTACGGTGCGGCAGGCTCAACAGGAGCAACCGGAAACACAGGTGCTACAGGCGGCAACGGAAACCATACTAATGGCAGTGGCGGAAGCAGCGGTAGTAGCGGTTCTTCCGGGGGAGCAGCAGGCTTGTCTGTACGAGGCATATCAAATGTCGCCGGGGGCGTAACGGGCAGCGGCTCACTGTCGGGTTCTACCGGCGATTAAGGTAACACATCTCAATAACTAATGCCTGTACAAGGAGGTACAGTATAATGGAATACAGTATTCCCGAAATTAACAATGGCCTAGCCAAAATCCAGTGGAGTGACGGCTCATTCACGTATCTAGAGTTGACGTCTGACATGACGGAAGTGGAACTTGATGATCTCGTACATAACACCATTCCACCACATCTAAGGACCGGCGGAGATAAGCCCTCTTTCCTATCTGCGGGTGCGACACGCACAGCAGCAGTGAAACCTGCTGAAGCTGATCCACGACCTGCGTGGCAAAAGGCGCGTGAGACTGCGTATGGTAGTCCAGAGAGTCAACTTGAGTATATCACAGAGAACGGCCTAGATGCGTGGCAGACTAAGGTAGCGCAGATCAAGACGGACAATCCTAAGTCATAGACATGAAGATGACTGTGGAACCCGTACTCAAGACACAGATGGAACTTGAGGCACACGAAAAAGAGTGCGCCATACGCTATGCGGCTGTTCAAGAGAGACTTGACAGCTTGGACAAGCGTATGTGGCGTCTTGAGGCGATGATCATGGGAAGCACTGTTTTAGTGGTAGCTATGGTCGTGTCTGTATTTATGGGGATTAGGTAATGGCAGAAGAAAACACTACAGACGAGCAGCAGGAAGACCCGCGCACCGAATTCGAAAAGAAGACGGAGACGATGGCCGCAAAGGTGGGTACTGATGCCACTAAACCCAAAGCTGTCACGCAGGAAGTCAAAGACGAAGAACTTCTAAAGTCTGATGATATAACTGTGTCTACAGAACCGGGGGAGATGCCTACTGTCGATCCCAGTCTTCTAGACACGACAGATATGTCAAAATATAATGTGACCACGCCCAAGATATCCGATCCGGATGTAGGTCAAGTTGATAGTATTGACAGTGCAGTAGAGCGTTCCAAAGACATTACACTGACTGCAGCACAGTCTGATTTTGATGATCTTATTGACATAGATGACATCTCCTCGCAGAAGCTGTCTGACGGCGCATTTGCTGAAGCACAGACAGATGAATTAGATAAGCGGGCTACTGTGCAGTACCAGCTTAGTGAGTTGTTTTCGGGTATAGAAGACGGCAAACCCCTTCCCCCTTGGGCATCCCCACAGGCTCGTAAGGCAGTGGCGATTATGCAACAAAGAGGTTTGGGGTCTTCTTCTTTGGCGGCAGCAGCTATCACACAGTCTATCATGGAATCCGGCATCTCCGTAGCGTCACAAGACGCGCAGATGTACGGGGCTATACAGCTTAAAAACCTCGACAACCGTCAGCAAGCAGCATTACAAAATGCGCTGCAGGTTGCAACTATGGACAGGCAAAACGCGGATGCCCGTACGAAAGCCGCCATTTCAAACGCGCAGGCTCTGCTTTCTGTCGATTTGAAAAACTTAGACAACACACAGCAGGCTAACACACTGAAATACAGCGCTGCCACGCAGGCTGCTCTGACTGACGCCGCAGCAGAAAATGCGCGAAAGCAGTTCAATGCAAAGAGTCAGTTACAGATTGAAGAATTCTTTACTGAATTGGGCGTACAGATTGATACCGCGAACATCAATAGGGGCGTGGCCATCCAGCAATTCAACATAAATCAAGAGAATGCGTACAAAGAGTATAACGCATCTATGCAAGATCAGCGCGAAAAGTTTAACGCAAATATGAAGTTTGCTGTCGATCAGTCGAACGCACAGTGGAGACGGTCTGTGAATACCGCAAACACGGCGACACAGAATGAGGTAAACAGGATCAACGCGCAGAATACTTACAACGCATCTCAAACAGCTATGAATCAATTGTGGCAAATGTACAGAGATAATGCTACATTTAATTTCACTGCGGCAGAGAGCGAAAAACAGCGACAGCATGAAACTATGCTTAAATCTCTAGAAGTATCCGCGACAGAAAATCTGTACGATAAACAGCAAAGAAACATCATTGCTAAGAACCTTATCAAAGTGATTGGTAGATGGGGCAAGCCCGAATAACCGCAGAGGAGCAGATAATGCTAGGGGAATTCAAACTCTCTAAATCTATAAGTAAATTTTTTGGTGATGCGTACGATCTGTTTCAGCTAGGGTCGAGTGTCGTTGATGCCTTAGACAGCAAGAATGAAGATGAAAGTGGCTTCATACCTAAGCGGGCTTTCAACTTTGACTCTAGCCTACGATCTGCTCGACCAACGGCGCAGGCAATGCAAGCCCCTATCGGACTGAAGGGGCCGAATTTGCAAAGCGCCTTTCGGTATTTTGCTAACAACACCGCGCGAGACGTAAATCTTGCCAGCGTTGCAGCCAAGAACTATAGGGCATCTTTGACTAGAAAGCGTCAAAACGTAACTCCGAATATAGCTGTTGGATCATTCGGTAGTGCAAATATGGCTAGCGCACGTTCAAATCGCGTGGCGCGAACCCGCTTTAGATCACACTTGAACCAGTAGGAACGACACATGTTTGTAGGACAAAAACCCACTGAACCCCGTCGCGGAGACGTTCAAAGCAGTGACCCTTTTGCTGCGGCTCCTCCGGGTATTTCTCTGACTGTAGAGAACGAAAACTGGCCTTGGGGAAACCCGGCTAAAAGCGTCGATGTGGATGAAGTCCTAGAGACGGCTACAGGCCAGTTAGATGAAGACGAAGAGTTTAGGGGTGAAATGTTCAAGCTTCTCATTGCGGGTGTTTCTATAGAACATCTTGTAGAGGCTTGGGTTATGAATGGATTTGAACAAGGCGAGTTTAACCTAGACGTAGGTTTAATAGCAAAGGGACCGCTAGCCGTCTATGTGGCGTATTTGGCGGAACAAGAGGGCATACCCTATCGCATGTTTGAGAATGATGACCCTACGTCTGAAAACAGGATGGACGACAGGGAGTATTTAGAACTTCTGAAGACGAATAATCCTCGTATGTTCTCTGCAATGAGAGAAGAACTAAATGCGATCTTGCGCCAAGGCGGAAAAGATACAGGAAAAAGTATGCAGATGCCCCCGGATAATCCTCCTGCTGCTCCCGCCCCACAGGGCTTTTTGAATGTAGAGGAGACAGAAGATGGGCAGTGATCTGACTTATGCCGTTGTTGGCGGGGTGCTTGAAACTATCTTGAGCGGTTACGCCGCAAGCGATCAGATAAAGGCAAAGAAGGCGGAAGCAGCGGCAGAGGCTGCAAAAAAAGAAAGTGAAAATCTGTTTACCAGCACCACTAATCTTGTAGCGCATTTATCTAAAACAGAAAATGCGGGAGCGGCGGCAGCGTTTTATCATTCAGCCAGTGTTCCCGGAACCAATGCTCATATAGCGCTTGGGGGATTAAATCTGCCTCAAATAATGCAAATTCAGTCGAGCGCTATGTCTCACCTGCCCAATCAGATTCAAACAATTTTGACACAGGCGGCTTCAAGCACGGAAGCAGCGAGGGCACTGGCGGCGGATCAGAATGTAATTGACTTATTTACTACGGGCACTAATGTCAAAACAGCCGACGGACAAACTAGAAAGATAGTATCCTATCCGATGGCTATGGCGCAGCTTACTGCGTATGCTGCCCAGCCTTTGTCCGCGCAGGAACAGGCTATTATTAACGGTGCCCCGAAGGGTGCCGATACCGCAAAGTCATTGGCGTACTATAATTCACAGAAAACCATATATCCTACCGGCACTTCTGCGGGAGATTATCTTGACAGTCTGATTACCAACTTGGGTGCAATCAAGCCGGATCGTGAGTATACGTCTGTGGGTACTACCGTCACCGCGATTGAAGAGGCTATCAACAAAGAAATCTCTAATGCTAAAGACCAAGATCGTAACACGTCTTTTGAACCTCTACTAAGTCAAATTCGCGCCCTAAAAGCGAACGTAGCCGGATTTGCACTTGATCCGGACTATGACGAGGGTGGCGACCGTCTTGAAGACAATGCCGCTGCAATGTATCAATTTGAACTGTTCCCTAACGCAGTCAACGATCACATTGCTCTTGACAGGCTAGAAAAGCAGATTGTTAGCGGCGTGTTTGGTAACACAGTAGAGGATATGCAGGGTGTAAACTGGGTATCAGCACTTGATGACGCGCGTGAGAATGTCAACAGTATGACTGTTGGACAGGGAGATGCTGGACGGAAAGGCAGGATTGCAAACGCAGCAGGGCAGATAAAGGCGTTGAAAGAATCCGGTTTTAATATAGAAAATTTCGCGGGAAAAACCGATGAAGACTCTATGAAAATTGTATCGGATTACGTGGTTCTTAGTAATTTTGCTCAAGCTGCGGAGGACGTAGCTAGAAATCAAAATACTTTCGTATCCGGAAACGGTGGTGCCGATGAACGCACATTTACCTTTGATATGGATGAAAGAAATCCCGTAGAAGCCCTCGCAGAAATGAACGCAATTCCTAATGTCGGAGAGTTTTACAACAATCTTCCCGCCACGGGAGAAGGAAGTCAGCTAGAATTCTTGCGACGTGCGGAGTCTATGGTATCTCTTATACTGACTGGAACCCCCGGCGGCGACGACAACGAGAAGAAAGAGGCGCGTCCCGATCTACCTATTGATAAATTTGCAGGCTATCTGTTTGACGAGATTCCCGGATTTGCTCAAATTATAAAAGACAAAGGCTTGCCTATGGCGGGCGACACCACTACGGGATTGCTAACAACAAACTTCGAACAGCCTGCCGACAGTAATGTCTTCGCTGTCAACGCACAGTATTCGTTTCCGGCAACTGACGCTGTGAAGCAAGTAGCAGCCGCCTACGGCAAAACTCCGCAAGCTATGTTCCTCACAAACAGTGTGGCATACGATCTTGTCAGACCCGGTGAAGCGCAGCCACTGGCGGCGTTTAAGTCAGTGAATACTCTACAAAAGAGCGGCATATTCACCATGCAGCCCGGAGTAGCCATGACTAACGAGCAAGCAAAAAATGTAGTTGTGACGTTTGTTAAGAACGGACAGTTCGATACAGGAACACAGATAGATATTATAGCGGCGTCTATCATCGATCCCAAGCTGCCCGAAGGTATGCAGCCTGCTGTGTACTCCACAGGTTTTTCACTAGCCCAAATGAACTCCGTAATCCGTACGACACTTGGTCACGATGTAAACTTCGAAGACGTGTCAAGATCGATTATCAATCATACTAACTTCGTAACTCAAGCGGAAGAAGTCGAAAAACTTCTTATGTCAGAAGGCATATCAAGTCAGTTTACAGACGATCTCAGTCTTGGCGTCCTCAACGTGTTTGGCCTAGAGGATTCGGTAGTCGCCACAATCGGTCGTAGGATCAGAGACTTTGCGTTTAAGGATAATGACTCACTGTTTATAGTTGATGACATGCGTGTGCCGGATGGTGGAAATGCACTGGCACAGAAAGCGCGGATCATGGAAATGGCCGATAACTTCGTCAAGCAAAAGTTTGCAGACGATCAAGCAAAGCTGGGTGCAGCACTTGTTACTCTAGCCTACAACTACGCAAAAACTATGGACCCAAGTGGCCGAATATCCGAACGCGACTTTCAAGCTGCTCTGATAGCGGTGCAGGGAAAAAATATGGCCAACGTAGGTTCAAGACTGGCTTTGGTTCGTAATATTATTCGTAAGTCTAGAAATGATCTCACTTACAATCAGAAAGTATTTAAGGTCAAGTCTACAGGAACAGGCAACAATACTCGCTACCGCTTGAGCAGACCCCATCTGCAACGTATGCAGGCTCTGACGCACTATCGCCCACTGCTTTCTGCATCTCGTGGGTTGGAAGATGTTCAGAGATACAAGAGACTTTTGAGTACCGTGGATGGAAATGTCTTCAACGCAAACGGTTCGTTTGCTGATGCCTCAATGGCGTCGGAGTATTCCATTAGTATCACTGACGCAGAATCGGCGTTAGGATTTGGAACAGACGTAAACGGTCTAAGATTCTCAATTGCTGACGCTAACAATATCGGCGTCCTAAAGCTTGGGCCTGCAGCAAGTACAGCCACAAACATGCTTGTCGGTACTCCTATATACGTAAACACCGTAACTGGCAAAATCATATCGAATGCTAGAATAAGACAACTTACTGGGCAGGGACTATAGACATATGCAAGATACAGTATTCTCACGCTCTAGGCTAGGCCAGCAAATATTTCCCGGCGGAACTACGTACGAGGAATACCTTGCAGCGCAAGAATCTAGCGGTGCGATGGACGAACTGAAGGCGGGTATTCTACCCGGAGTACGATCTAGGTTCTTAGAGTTTGGATTGTCCGGCGAAGCCTACGATAAGATTGATGGGCCGGTGAATCTAGACACTTACTTCGGCCCTAGTTCTCCTGTGTTTCTTCAGCCGGGCGAGTATGACGCTGCCAAAGAAGCTTATGTCAGAGAACAGGACGGCACAGCTTCGCAACAAGACCTCGACCTTTTGACACAAGTCCGTGATCCCGACGGCCCTGTCATGAAGCGTATTGCTAGACTGTCTGCAAGCGATCCCACAGGAGTTTTGCAACAGGGATACTTAGACACAGGCGGGTTCCCTCAAAACTTGATGACAGGGGAGATTGTTCTTCCCGATGAAATCACAAGCATGACACTCCCCGGCGGATTTACTTTCGAAGATGTTCCCGCAACACTTCCTATAGCGGACTTTCTAGACGGCCCTACGGATATATTCGCTCTCAATCTAAACAGAAAACAGGCACAGGAGCGTTCTGAACAGGCGCTTGAACTTCAGACGTTTCTATCATCGAATATAGACACCCCTCGTGATCCTGTAGTTCGCAGGGCGTTAGATCAAGTCATAAACGCTGACGTGTTAGGTATCGTGGCAGAACGCATGTATAATCTTGCGGACATATCCGAAGAAGGTGTTGAGCATTACTTGCCTCGCTTGTCGCACTGGGCCACCAACTACAATCTCACTTCAGAAAACACTTTCGGCATTCTTTCCGCAGAAAACTTCCTAACTGATGAGGCTATAGCTGAAGACCTTATGCAAGTGCGGGCACTTAGTAGCTTTGCAGACAGGGGTAAGGTACTCAACGACCTTCTTCGCAAGCAAGTGAAAGACATCGTAGGCGAAGATGTGTTTAACGAGTCTATATACGCTATCGTAGATGAAGTAACGTACGAAACAGCGGACGGAAAAACAGTAACAAAAGAAGAGTACCGCCACAACTTTGTATCCGAAACTTTTGCTGAACAGTTTTTTGAAGCTACACTAAATAGCAAAAGCTTCCTTAGTAGGGTGGCAGTATTTATGCTAGAAAACGTAGGCGCAGGATACGCTATTCGCGTACCATTTGCCGTAGCAGGAAACGCTGTACGACAAACTGCGCGTCTAGCATCAGATATTCCTATGCTATCCCGTCCTGCCTTCGGAACTGCGGCTAGATACTTGTCTAAAGATGGCAAAGTCCTAACGAAGGCACAAGCAGATGAATTAGGAGAAGGCAAGTACATGACTCTCCCATACTCTGCGGCATTTATGGATACACCTACCCTTGTGAAGTATACGGAACAGTACGCACAGTTTAGGGGCGTACCCTTCAGTGTAGCGGCAAAACAATTACAAAGACAGACCCGCGCAGAAAGCATGCTTGTAAACGGTACTATCGGCACACTGGTTGGCACTGGCCCTATGCGAGGCGGAAGACTAGCAGCAGTAGCTGAAGGCGGACAGCAACGAGCGGCTCTCTTAGAGGCTGCGGATACCGCTTCCGATGCAATCAAGGCCGGTAAGAAAAAACTCAACAAAGCTATAGATGAAGGCAATAACGCAGCCATCATAGCCTCCTCTTTTGATATACGCGCTGCTCGTGCCCGACAAAACTGGGCAGTAGTGCGTACAGCTACGCAAGGCGCTAGGGACTATGGGTTCTCTCCCGGATTCGACACAGCTATCGCACTGTCTCAATCCTTCTACAGAGGAATATCCCCGGAGACTGGTCCTATATCTGACTTCTATTCTGCGGCTGCGGTGATGGGCGCACTGACTATTAAACGAGGTTTTGATATCCGTGGTGGTATTCCTTTTGTCAGTAGTGTAGCTAGCACCGGAATGTACAATGCAAAAACCTTTACCGAAGACGCACTCGCTGTTGTCTTTGGTAGCCTAGCTGCTCTACGCACTGGTTCTAAAGAAATGAGTGTAGACGCCCGCGATGCTATTCGTTTAGCGGGTGAGGCTAGGGCGCAGGGTATATTCACTCCTCCGGGACTTCGCGATCTTCTCGCAACATCCCCCGAAGAAGTTGCAAAACTGCCTGTAGCTACACGCCGTATGCTACAAAGATTTTCGAAAGGAATGTGGCGCTCTTTGGCTCCCGACGACAAAGAAGCACTTCTCCTCGACATGGCCGAAGGAATCCAAGATGTCAAGAATGTAATGAGGCCATTCTATACGCTGACAGATGCTGCAGGTAATCGCATATTCGACGACGCAATGAGAAAAGAACTAGAAGCAAATATGGCGTTGAACCTTGGCCAGCTTACCGGCATGGGCTTTCTGCTTTCTGTTCAAAGGCAGCAGCAAGCAGCAAACGCGGGCACCTTTATGAGCGGCATTCTAAAGTTCAGCCCTAAAGTAGCTGATGCTTTTGGTATGCAAAGAAAAAGTGAAAAACAAGTGGCGGATATGGCTAGAGCGTCTGAAATTTTAGACGCCCAAATCATGAAGCTAAAGGCAGAAGACCTTAGTAAACTATCAGAAAGCGAAAGTATCGCTAGGTCTGTAGCACTGGATAACTTAGAGTTATTTGCTGGTCAATTCAGACGGGCTGCAAGAGAGGGCCGTAGGTCACTGGATGAGATGATCACTACGGATGCTAGGGATGCACAAAGAGCCATTGATAATTTGACACAGCCCGAAAATGCGAAGTTCCTAGATCAAGCCTTTGTCAGCGGAGAACTGGATTTGTTACTGGGCAAAATCGCTGGCTATCAAAGGATGGCAGCTAGGTCCGCCGGGGCTGTTTCCGGCGTAGCTAAAACGCCCGGAGAGCAGGCGTCTGATTTTGTAGACATCGAAGGAAAGAAGCTTCGGGATCGTAGAAAAGCTATGATCGTAGAAGATCGACTTGCACAGGCAGTGTCTATGATTCAAGAAGCATCCATAAAGGCGTTGGATAAGGGTCGGCCTGTTCAAGATGCTATAGACATCAGCAAAGCGCAAAGTAAAACGCTTCAGCATGTTGTACAGGCAGAGCGGATAAAAAGTGAAGAGATTATTAACGCTTCTTATGCTGGCATATCCGACGAGATCAACATTCCTATTGTGTCCTTTGGAAACAGCTTGGACGCCATGTTTAGGACATATAACGAGGATAAGAACGCATCTTTCTTATCTTTTGTAAACCCGGACACTCTCAGAGCGTTGGGAGGCACGACAGGCGTACGACTTTTTAATGATTTGGATACCGCCGCAGCAAGAAGTATCGATCAGTGGTTTGACGGTAAGACAGAAGCTATCAACAGCACCTTCAAACGACTGGGCAGGAAATTTGAAGATGGTGCATCATTCCGCGAATTTATGAAAGATAGTATAGTAAGGTCCGATCCGGAAACAGCTAAACTACTTGATGTAACGTCGGGTTCGCAAATCTCTGACTTACAACTTGCGTACTATATGGCGAAGCCTAATAAGCTGAATGTCAGTGCAGAAGACCTACGTATGGTGACTAGCCCAATGGAACTAGAAACCTTCCGACAAGCAGCCAACAAGATGATAGGAAGTACAGATGCCGCAAAGCAGAGTCTAGGCTTACAACTGAAGCGAGAAGTAGACCGGGCTTTTGAAAATTGGGCTAACACAACAGGAAGCATAGACGAGTACAATCAAGTTGTTCTTGCGCGTACTGTGTATCGTGCGGAACAATTGCGCTTTGATGGTAGGGCTACTTTTGGTGGCAATGTAGAAGCTAAACAAGGAAACACACAACTCACCGGAGAAACAGACACGGCGGATTTGAGTTTCATTCTTGATCCCTTTGTAACTGCTATAACGAATCCCAACACTAAGACTGCTTCAGTCGTGCAAACAGAGATACAGAAAATTGTAAACACGATTGCGCCTGTGACCCATTCCCTTCTAGAACAAAGGTTGGTACAGCAAATAGGCACAGACGGCAAGTATGTACAACTTGATGACGAAGCTATCGAAGCGTTGGTGGAAAGAAGTGTGGACATGGACACCTTCATGACCATGAAGGGTGTTCTAGGTAACGCCGTAAGAAACGCTTTCTACGGCGCTAGCGACATGTCTAGGATTAGTAACGCCCTAGATAACGGCTTGATACCCGGACTTGTTCCGGATGACGCCCCGAAGCGTATTAAGGTGCCAAACCAGTATCAAGGCAATGTACAAAGGTATCTAGCGGACATAGAACAGATGTCTATGATAACGGTAAATACTGCAGACGGGCCGCGTCAAATGCAACTCTTGGATATGTCAGACTTGTTAATGTCAGATCGTCAGATAGACGTTGTTGTCAATTCTATACCGGAGTTTAGGCAGGCACACGCCGATCTTCTGACTATTATAGGAAACGCCCAAGAAGATATCCAATCTGCACAGGCGCTCGTGAAAGAGGATGCTGCAGCACTTGCCAAGGTGGAAGAAACTCTGCCTCAATCCTTTAGTGGGCAGGGCTTTATAAGTAACGTGATGGGTAATGACGCACCGGATCAATCCCGTGTATTCTTACAAAGACTGCAAACATCTAAGGCATTCCGGGCGATGTCGCCGGAGAAGCAGCAGGAAGCTATGCAGTCACTGTTTGTAGACACAATCAAGACGCTGGGTGACTACGGCCCTAGCCAGCGATCTGTCCGTCTCTTCGATGGAAGCACATTAGTGACGGGAGCATATGGCAATCCAGCGGAAGTATTCTCTGTCCTAGACGATGCACTGCATAACGGAAGTAAAGAGGGCATAGCCCTCAAGAGACTTGCAGATGCTGCAAATATCAGCGCTGAACAGATAGAGACTTTGCACTCGTTGTTCCGTATGTCAGTACGGATTCAACATTCCGACATGCTGGCTCGTAATGCTGATGGTAAACTGACAAGCATCACGAAGGGCTTCACACTAGACAATGCTCTGTCTAAAGCATTCAACCTTGCACGGGGCATGGTTAGTAAAGAGTACGTCATGGCAGAGGTTGCAATCAGATACGCAGCACTTGCGAAGGGCAAGTCTCTCGACTTCCTTCTTAATGATAAGAAGTCTGCACAGATTGTAAAACAATTGTTAGATGACGAGTCACTGGTTGCAGACGAGGATGCGTACTACTTTGCTACGCAACTTAGTAAATTTGTAGCGGATGAAGTTCCACGAGGTCTGACGGCAGTCAATGTCACATCGAACCCTTACCTAGAAGAATACTACATCAATCTAGGAGTTCTACAGCCCGTTGATGTGGGACAAATAGTATTCAATCAAACACCATAGGGATAGTATCATGAAGATGTATGCAAAGGGTGCAGAAGTACGCAAAACAGACGGCGACTCTGCAGAAATCAAGAATAAAGATAAGGCCGATCTCGACAACGACGGCTCTCTGTCATCGTATGAAGTAGCACGGGCTAAGAAGATCGAAGAGTCTATGGCTAAGACACGTACTGCCTAGACTTATCTATCATATCGTCAGTCACTGAATTGACGTATCTAAGAAGGGACGCGATGGAGTGTGCGCCGTCATAGTCGGGCACTCCCGCGTCCATTTCTTTTTGTAGTTCGTCTGGGCGCACTGTTTCTTTTAGTAGTTCAACACGACCATCCTGTCGAAGGTACACGTTGAATGAGAACAGATTCGCTTTCATGTTTCTTCCCCTATTACGCATCTATAGCCCGCACTGTACGGTGGCGGTATGGGAAGAGGCACACTAGATAGACTCTGCAGCATCTCCCCCGCCCGCATTTTACACTGTTCCTC